CTCTTCCGATCTACCGGCCGCTGCCGGAGAGCAGGCCCAAGCGCGTGCGCTCGGAGCCGGACACGTACAAGCCGGACGCCGACAACGAGGCCAAGCTGGTCATGGACGCGCTCAACGGGCTCGTCTGGGCCGATGACGCGCAGGTGGTCGACCTGCACGTGAGGAAGCACCCCAGGGCGCGCGGGCAGTCCGCGCGCATGGACATATCAATCGCGCCCGGGTGGTCCGGGCGCAGGGACGAAACGGAGGAAATGTAATGGATTGCAAGAAGAAGCCGGAGCCGTGCCGGGCGGGCGCGTTCATCGACTACATGAACGACCTCGGCATAAACGCGCTGTTCAACGCCGAGTCCGAGACGTCGGCGACCGGCATCGACCATGCCGTGCTGCGCGGCATCGGTTACTGCGCGGGCATCGCGCAGAGCGCGTTCGATGAGCCTCGCGACTTCACGCCCGAGGAGCTCAACGCCGTGATCTCGTACGCGATGCGCTGCGAGGAGGAGTTCAAGAGCGGCGGCGCGGCCGGCGTGCTCGCCCTCATGATGGGCGACGGCGCCCTCCTCGACGAGGACAACTACACCGTCACGCCCTACGAGTTCGATGAGGTGGTCGTCGATGAGTAGCGAGATCGCGCTCCAGCAGCCGGCGATGACCTTCGCCGAGCAGATGCAGTACGCCAAGACCGTGTGCCAGGGCTCGCTGGTCCCGAGCGCCTACAGGGGCCAGCCGGCCAACGTCCTCATCGCCATGGACTTCGGCCGCTCGATGGGCCTGTCGCCCGCCGAGAGTCTGTACCGCATCACGGTCATCAGCGGCAGGCCCTCGGCCAGTGCCGAGCTCATCGCGGCCAACGTGCGGCGCGCCGGCCACAGGCTCCGCGTCACGAAGGACGACAGGGCGAGGACGGCCACGTGCGAGATAGTGCGCAGGGACGACCCCGACTTCACCTTCACAGCGACATGGGACATGGCCAAGGCGCAGCAGGCGAACCTCTCCGGCAAGGAGAACTGGAGAAAGTACCCGATGGCAATGCTGACGGCGCGCTCCATCACCGAGTGCGCGCGCGACGCCTGCCCGGAGGCGCTCTACGGCGTCGTCTACACGGGCGAGGAGCTGGGCGCCTCGCAAACCGGGCCCGACGGCGCCGCCGAGCCCGTGGCGGTCGAGGCCACGGTCGAGCGCGCCCCCGAGGTCGACCTCCAGCCGGTGCGCGAGCTGTTCAAGCCGTTCATGGCGGCGACTGGGCTCGACAGCGCCGGGGCCATGGCCGCCATCTGCGCCGCCGTGGGCTGCACGTCAGGCTCCATGCACGACATGACGCAGACGCAGGCGCGCCGCGCGGCCTCGTGGATGGAGGAGGAGATCGCGGCCCGCAAGGCGCAGCCCGAGCCCGCCGCACCCGAGCCGGAGCCCGTGCCCGTCTATGAGCCCGCGCCCGCCGAGTACGCGACCGACGACGACCTTCTGGGAGGCTTCTAATGGCAGACGAGGTTTTGGCGGTCGAGGCCGTGCCGCTCGAGGAGGACTTCGACACGCTGGTGGCGTCTCTCGCCATCGACGACACGCTCGAGGACAAGCTGGCACGGCTCAAGAAGAACGTCGACGAGAAGCTGGCGGACTACCGGGACGTCAAGCACATCGAGAAGGACGAGGACTTCAAGGCGGCGAAGAAGTACCGCGCGGCGGTCAACGACGTGAAGAAGCCCATCGAGGCGCAGCGCAAGTCCGCGAAGAAGAAGTACAGCGACCTGCTCAAGACGTTCGACAAGACCATCGGCGAGATCACGGCGCCCATCGACGCGCTCTCCGATGAGTACAAGGCCGAAATCGACCGCTACGACGGCGAGTGTAGGACCAGCCGACTCATCGCGCTCAAGGGCCACTACTACGACCTCGCGGGCGAGATGGGGCCGCTGGTGCCATACGAGCGCATCGCCGACGACAGGTGGCTCAACGCGAGCTTCGGCGAGGTCAAGGCCAAGAACATCATCGAGCGCCGCGTGGGCGAGCTGCTGCACCAGTTCAAGTTCGTCAACGGCCTCGACTACGCGGACGAGGACGAGAGGGCATGGGCCGTGGCGTGGTGGACGAGGATCCTGCCGGCGGACTCGGGCGAGGTGGCGGCTGCGGTCGCCGCGCACCGCGAGGAGGTCGCCAAGGCCGCCGCGCTCGTGTCGACCTACGAGCAGGCGACAGCGCCGGAGCCCGAGCCGCTGCCGCTTGACCCCGAGCCGGTACCCGTCGAGCAGCCCGAGCCTGAGCCGCCCTTGGGCGTGCCGAGGTGCGTGCGGGTGGTGCCGTCGCGCCCCGAGCCGGATGTGGCCGAGGATGCGGCCCCAGCACCGCAGAGGGGCTACCGCGTTGTCATCGAGTGCGCCACGGCGGACGAGCTGCGCCGCGTGAGGGCCGTCATGGTCGAAAACGGCATTCACGGATACGTCGAGAGGATGTAGGACATGGAGGAGAAGAACCTGCCGCCGCTTCGAACGCCGGAGCAGCGTAAAGAGGCGATGGCGAAAGCCGTCCACACGCGCCGCGAGCGCGCCGCGTTCAAGGCCGCCTGCAAGGCGGGGAACATCCCGCCCGAGGTCGCCATCGAGGCGCCCATCGCGGCAAAGCTCAAGGTCGAGGAGTTCGCCCGCTCGTTCCCGGGCATCGGCCCGGTCACGGCACAGAAGATCGTCGAGGCGTGCCACATCCGCGACGGCCGCCGCGTGAGCGGCCTGGGCTACATGCAGGGGCCGCGCCTCGTCGAGGCAATCAAGGGCTGCATGACCGCGAAGGAGGACGGGCAGTGAGCATCAACCGAGTGAACATCAGCGGCAACCTGACCCGCGACCCCGAGCTGCGCGCCACGGCGGGCGGGACGCAGGTCCTGTCCTTCGGCGTCGCCGTGAACGACCGCCGACGCAACGCGCAGACCGGCGAGTGGGAGGACTACCCCAACTTCGTCGACTGCACGATGTTCGGCAACCGCGCCGAGGCCGTGGGCCGTTTCCTCGCCAAGGGCATGAAGGTCGCCATCGAGGGCAAGCTGCGCTACAGCTCCTGGGAGCGCGACGGGCAGAAGCGCTCGAAGCTCGAGGTGATCGTCGACGAGATCGATGTCATGGTGCGCCGCGAGCAGGGTTCCCGCGCGCCGGCCGACGACCTCGCCGCGACCGTCCCGGTGCAGGCCGCGCCGCAGTGGAACGCCCAGCAGGCCTACGCCGCTGCCCCGCAGCCCGAGTTCTACGACGAGGACGTGCCGTTCTGATGAGGCGCGTACCCGACACCATCCGCGACCACTGGGAGGCGGCCCTGTTCGCCGCCTCCTTCGCCGCGGGCTTCCTGCTCTTCTCTTCGCTTCTATGGGGGTGGTTCTGATGGCCTTCACCGTGTTCGACAGCTTCGCCGAGGTCTACGACGACTTCGACGCGAGCGACCCCGAGGACCTGCGCGACCGCGCGATGCTCGCCGACGCGATCATGATGTACGGGCTGCACGGCGTCGAGGCCGACCTCCCGAAGCACCTGCGCCGCGTGTTCAAGGCGATGAAGAACGCCATCGACAACTCGAAGGACGCGCGCGGCAGGGGCGGCAAGGGCGGCCGCCCGCGCAAGAAACCAGTTTCCGACAAACCAGAAACCCCGGTTTCGGAAAGTGAAAACCTAGGTTTTTCAAACGGGAAACCAGTTTCCGACAAACCAGAAACCCCGGTTTCGGAAAGTGAAAACCCTAACCTAACCTACCCTAGCCTGTCCTGTCCTGAACTGGACTGTGATGAGCTGTCCTGTGATGGGGGCGATGCCCCCGCCGCGCCGCCCGAGTTCGAGCCGCCGACCCTCGACGAGGCCCGCGGGTACTTCGGCGCCAACTGCCTGAGCGGCGACCCGGACGCCTTCTGGGCCTACTTCGAGTCGCAGGGCTGGGTCAAGGGCAACGGCCAGCCGGTGAGCAACTGGGGCGCCCTCGCGCTCGACTGGTCCCGGCGCCAGAAGCGCATCGACGCCGACGACCGGGCGAGGGGCAAGCCCACCGCCTCGGAGGTCGAGGCTGCCACGTTCAAGCCGACGAGGACGCCCGAGCAGACGAGGGCGGAGCTCGAGCGCAGGTGGCGCGAGGAACATCCGGGCATCGACCCGGCGAAGGTGAAGGCCCCGAGGGGGACGACCGCCGACCCGGTGGCGCTCAAGGCGTACCAGGACGCGCGGCGTCTGCTGGATGCGAGGGCCGCATGCGAGAGGAGGGCGTCATGAGCTTGGACGCCGAGAGGAACGAGAACATGGGCAGACCGAAGGGGCCTGTGAGCATCTACGACGACGGGCCGCGCAGCGCCCGCTGCGAGACGTGCGGGTTCTGCGCCGTGAGCGAGGCGGTCATGACGGCGCCTGGCGAGGGCCTCAAACGGTACACGTGCATGCGCTGCCTCGACTTCGTGCACGCCACGCAGGGGCTCGCGAGGTGCAACTACTGGGAGGCGCGCGATGAGGGCTGAGTCGTGGGACATGCGAGGGGGCAACGTGCTCGTGTGCCGTCAGTGCGGCAGGCGGTTCCGCGCGAGGGGCGCCCGCCAGCGGTACTGCTGCGGCTGGTGCGAGAACGTGGCGCACAGGAACGAGAGCAAGCGGCCCGTGGACGTGTACCTCGGAACGAGGAGCGAGTCGGGCCGAGAGGTCAACGCCATGCGCGCGGCGCTGGCTGAGGGGAGACGAATCTGATGGAGACTTTGGAGCAGATCAAGGCGGACGCGGTCGAGGTGTTCCATTTCGACCGCGAGTGCAGGCCGCAGGACAGGGCGCACGCCTATCTGGGGAAGTACCGCGTCAGGCGCGGCTACAACGACACGGCGATGCAGGTCGCGGTGACCGACATGATCGAGCGCGCCTACGAGGCGGGAAGGGCGGAGGTCGCCGACGCGAACCTCGTGCAGAACCTGCGCCGCCAGCTGACGAGCATCGAGGCGACCGTCGGGGATGCCATCGACCTGCTCGACGAGAGCGTAGGGGGGGCGGACTGCGATGAGTGACTCGAGGGTCGGCGGCTACCCGATGGGGGTGACCGACGCCGCTATCGAGCGCAGCTTCGGTGGGGCCTGCGAGCCTAGGATGTGCGGGAACTGCAGGCACTTCTGCGGCAGCGACATTCACGTCGACTACGGCTACTGCCACCTCGAGTTCGAGCGCGCCTACGACGCAGAGGCGCCTGACCGCAAGGAAGGGTTCTGGCGCCTGGCGAAGTGGGCCGTGGCGTGGATCATGGAGAACCTGCTGTACTGCGAGGACGAGTGCGGCGAGTGCCGCGACTACGAGGAGTTTGGGCTATGAATATCGACATCAAGACCGCCGACGGCGAGGAGGTCGAGCTGGGCGGCGCGTATTACGACGGACGCGGAACCGAGTACAGGGCGGTCGGTGTCAGGCTGGCCGACTATCGCCATATCACCAATGTGTCCCTCTCGTGCCTTACCGGCAAAATCGACAAGCTCTGCTGTGTCTCGATGCGACCGAACGAGCTTTACTCCAACCCACCCGACAGCTGGGAGAAGCTGGAAGAGGACTTGGGCAGGGGCGCGGACGTGCTGAATTATGAAGCCTGCGCCTATTTTGGTAAGAGTGCGTGCGACTGTTCATCGTGCATCGCCGACAAAGGCGAAACCTGCGAAAGGGTTGCCATGCGCGACATTGCAGACCGCATTCGCAAGTTGAGAGGCGAGGACGATGTCTAACGATTGCCCCTACTGCGGAAAGCCGCATTTCAACTTCGGCGATGACGAAGAGGGGGTCGAGATGTGGATTAACGAGCTCCGTTCTGCGGCGGGCCTGCCGAGATAGTGGACAACAGCCCCTGTGCCCCCAACACCTACTTCGTGGGCTGTTGGTTGTGCGGTGCGCGGACGGGCTGCGCGCACCACAAGTGGATCGCAGCAGAACTTTGGAACGAAAGGGTGAGCCATGAGAACGACAATTAATTACGTGCTCAATAGGAAGGCCATCCAACACTATCTGATTGACCACGATCTCACGCAAGGCGATTTTGCCAAGACGCTCGGCATCTCGACTTCGTATTTCAGCGAGCTGCTGAACGGTCGTAAGAGCATTTCGCTGAGCATCCTGTTCTCCATTGCCGAGGAGACGGGCATAGACATACACGAACTCGTGATAGAGGTGTACGAATGATTACCGATAAAGAGCGCCGCAATGTAGCGGCGAATATACGAAGCGCAGCCAACAGGCGCAAATACGACCTGCAAGACGATCCCGACTACTCTCCGTTCGCCGCGCTCTATGCCGTGTTCTGCGGAGTCCGCGGTTGGCCTCATTACGAGGACTTGCTGCATCTTGCCGACCTAATCGACCGTCCGACCACCACGCGCCACGGCAAGTTCAAGACCAAGTACGGCAGGGAGACCCCGTGCTGCGAGGTCTGCGGCTACTCAATCGGCGATATGCGGTGGAACCATTGTCCTAAGTGTGGGGCGGCGATTGTCGATGATTAGCAATGAGGATCGGATTGAGGCTGCGAGGTTCCTACGGAGTTGCAACTGCGATGGTGAATCATTCGCCAAGTGCTGTGAAATATCGGAGGCGCTTTTCGGTAACAAATACGCCATCTGCGACCTTAACGTGCCGTGCGGAAAAATCGCCGACCTAATCGACCGCCCGACGTGCCACGACCTTGTCGAGCACAAGCAGGATCCGTTCATCCCGGGCAAGCGGATGGTCGACGGCTACTTCCACTGCTCCGACTGCGGATGGGATGGACAGATCTGGGAGTATATCGGCTTCGGAGACATGCTGGCGTATGAGGCCGTCCATTGCCCGAAGTGCGGGGCGATTATCGAGCGCCGTGCGTGAGGTAGTCCCCGGCGCTTGGTATGGTAGCCGAAGCAAACCGAGCGCGAGGGGGTATGCGAATGGCGTGTAGGCCACCTGTAGGAGATGGGCCAAAAGGCCCATCTACAAAGTCAACACATCATCCTTTGGCGAGGGAGTGGGCGCTCCGGAAGGGGCGCTCCTCTTATGTCCTGTGGACGGACGAGATGATAAGGCGGATGCAGGCGCACCCGGAGCGGACGGCGGCGGAGATCGCGGCGGATCTGAGGGTGACGCCGAGCGCCGTGAGGCACGCGCGGCAGCGCTACGGGCGTTTCCCGTCGAGGACGGACGGTCTGTGCATTGTATGCGACGCGCGGCCCGTGTTCACAACCTCGGCGCAGGCCAAGGCGTGGAGGCTCTGCAAGGGATGCTATCTGGAGGAACGCAAGAGGCGGCTCGAGGAAGAGGCGGAGAGCAACCGCATACGACAGGCCGCGCACAGACGGCAGAAGCTGGACGGAGATGTTTGAGAGGCTGGCCGAGGTGATCAGAATCAAGTCGACCAAGGTCGAGTAGCCGAAAGGCCCCGGGAAACCGGGGCCTTTTCTTTAAACGTTACCCCCTTTTTACGCTCGTGGGCAAACGCACGCGCTTGTCCACGTGCGTAAAAAGGTGGGAACGTTCGCGTTTCCATAGGGCTATCTACCAGCGGAAACGTGATTTTGTGGCGGGAAAAGGGCGTGAAAAACTGACCAAGGAGGGCATCGAGGATGCCGTCCGCCTGTGCCGTGCCGGAATGACCGACAAGGACATCGCCGCATATCTCGGGGTCGCACGCGAGACATACAGCCGCTGGATCAACCACCCCAGAACAGACAACCAGCGTCAACTGTGTCACGTTCTAAAAAAGGCCGAGGTGGAGCGCAAGGCGACGCTCGTGGGCCGCATCATGGACGCGAGCGGCGACAGCTGGCAGGCGGCGGCGTGGCTGCTCGAGCGCAAGTACCCGCAGGAGTACGCCAAGGCGCAGCGCATCATGGATACCACCGACACGGCGGTGCTCAAGGCCGCCAAGGAGCTGGTGCTGTCCGTGCCGTCCTCAATCGGCGGGGACGAGTAGCCGATGCCGCTCACGAGGATGCAGCGCGAGTACCTCGCCAACTGCACGCACCGCTACAACGTGAAGTGCGGGGCGACGGGCTCGGGCAAGAGCTACGTCGACATAGCCGTGACCATACCGCAGAGGCTTCTCGCCATGAGGGGCGAGGGGCTGGCGGTGATGATCGGGAACACCCGCTCGACGCTCGAGCGCAACATCCTCGAGCCGATGCGCTCACTCTACAGCGAGGACGTCGTCAGCCAGATCGGGCGGGACAACACGGCTCAGATTTTCGGTCGCAAGGTCTACTGCCTCGGGGCGGATAAGAAGACAAGCGTATCCAAGATTCAAGGCGCCACGTTCGAGTGGGTCTACGGCGACGAGGTCGCCACGTGGAGCGAAGACGTGTTCCAGATGCTCAAGAGCCGCCTGCGCTGCGAGCACAGCCGCTTCGACGGCACCTGCAACCCCGACAGCCCGAACCACTGGTTCAAGCGGTTCCTCGACGGCGACAGCGACATCTACAGGCAGGACTACACGATCTGGGACGGTGCGCTGGCACCGGATGTCATCGAGGCCCTCATCAAGGACTACGGCAGCGGCGTGTACTACGACCGCTACATCTTGGGCAAGTGGACGCTGGCCGAGGGCCTGGTCTACCCCGAGTGGGAGGGCGCACTCGAGAGCCGATATACGGGCGGCGCCGTCAAGTATGCGGTGTCTTGCGACTACGGCACGCAGAACGCCTTCGCGGCGCTTCTGTGGGCATTTGACGGCAAGGTGTGGCACGTGGTGGACGAGTACCGCTACTCGGGCCGCGACACGGGGCACCAGAAGACGGACGCCGACTACGTGGCCGACATGGCCGACTTCGTGCGCGGGCTGGGCAAGCCGCCCAAGTTCATCATCGACCCGAGCGCCACGAGCTTCATCGCCGCGATGCGGCAGGCCGGGTTCAAGACCAAGAATGGGCGCAACGACGTCGCGGACGGCATACGAGAGACGGATGTGTGCCTGGGCAACGGCACGGTGCGCATCTCCGACGCCTGCACGGGGCTGATAGGCGAGCTCGGCGGCTACTGCTGGGACGCCAAGGCGGACGGCGACAGGCCTGTCAAGGTCGAGGACCACAGCTGCGACGCGCTCCGTTACGGCGTGGCAACACTGCGCATGTACAAGCCTGCGAAAGAGCAGGTAAACCCATTCTTTGGAGGGAGGTAGCGGCTTGTCTAAGGGGCCTTTGGTGACCGATGGCGACCTCAAGGCGGCGGCGTCGGCGACGGCGTTCGCGGCAGATGCCATCGAGCGGCACATGTCGAGCGAGATGTACCGCAACGCCGTCACCGCGAACGAGTACTACCGCCAGCACAACGTCACGATCAACCGTTTCGTGCAGAAGATCTACTCGTGCTCCGGTGCCGAGGCCGAGGACTTCACGGCCTCGAAGCTGAGGCTGGCGAGTAACCTGTTCAAGCGCCTAAACGTCCAGCGCTGCACGTACTCGCTCGGTAAGGGCGTGAGCTTCGTGGACGTCTCGGCGGGCGGCAAGGACACGACCAAGGAGGGGCTTGGCGACCGCTTCGACGACGACGTCATGGAGATGGGGCTCAAGGCGCTCATCCACGGTGTGTCATTCCCGTTTTGGAACCTCGACCACATCGACGTGTTCACCGCCGACGAGTTCTGCCCGGTGTGGGACGAGTACTCGGGGGCGCTATACGCCGGCGTGAGGTTCTGGCGGCTCGACTCCGACCACCCGTGGCACGCGACCCTCTACGAGCAGGACGGCTACACGGAGATGGTGTCGGGCGGCAGCGGCTTCGACTTCGAGGTGGCCGAGGCCAAGCGCGCCTACAAGGTCACGTATCGGGAGATACCGGCGGATGGGATGAAGCTGGCAGTCGATGCGGAGAACTACTCCCGCCTGCCCATCGTGGCGGTCTGGGGCAGCGACGCGCACCAGAGCACGCTCGTCGGCATGCGCGAGAGCATCGACGCCTACGACCTCATCAAGAGCGGTCTGGTGAACGACACGCGCGACTGCGCACAGATCTACTGGCTCATCAACGGGGCCGGCGGCATGGACGACAGGGACCTCGACCTGTGGCGGGCGAAGCTCAAGCTGACGCACGTGGCAGAGGTGGACGCCGAGCAGGGGCAGTCCGTGACGCCGTACACGCAGGAGGTGCCCGTCGAGGGCCGCAAGGAGACGCTGGCGCAGATCAAGGCCGACATCTACGAGGACTTCGGCGCGCTGGACGTCCACACCATCGCGGCGGGGGCGACCAACGACCATATCGACGCGGCATACCAGCCGATGGACGAGGAGGCCGCCGAGTTCGAGCGCCACATCCGCGAGGGTATCATGGACATCCTTGCGTTGCAGGGCATCGAGGACACGCCCGTGTTCACGCACACTCGCATCAGCAACACCAAGGAGCAGGTCGAGACCGTGTGCCTGGAGGCCGAGTATCTGGACGACGAGACGATCCTGCGAAAGCTGCCGAACATCACGCCCGACGAGAGGGCGAAGATTTTGGAGCGCAAGCAGCGGGAGCAGGAGGAGCGCATGGCAGCGCTGCCGCCCGCCCTGGCGGCGAACGCGAAGGGTGCCCAGGAGGGCGACGAGGACGACGAGGATGAGGAAGGTGATGAGTGATGGCGGCATTGCAGGTGCTTGACGGCGAGCTGTGGCAGTGGGACACCGGGCGCGAGGTCGAGGTTGTCGGCTGCGAGCAGGTGCATTTCGCCAAGTCGACCACAGGGACGTGCTACACGGTCGCGGTGGCCGACAGCAAGGCGAAGATTCCCGACGAGCTGCTCCAGGCGGCTGGGCGCGTGTACGCATGGGCCTACATCACGGACGAGGCATACGGCGGGCGCACGCGCATCGAGGCGCTCTGGGACGTAAAGAGGCGAGCCAAGCCCGCCGAGTACATCTACGAGCCGAGCGACCAGCGCACCATCAAGGACGCGGAGACGGCGCGAGACGAGGCCAAGGCCGCGCAGAAGGCGGCGGAGGCCGCACGCGACAAGGCTGTCGCCGCCGAGGTCAAGGGGGCACGCGCCACGACTCTTGCCTCGGGCTCGGAGGCAACGGCGGCGATGGAGGGCAACGTGCTGGTCGTCGGCGTGCCGAAGGGCGACGCGCTGAGATATAGCGACCTCACCGCCGAGCAGATCGCGGAGCTCAAGAAGCCCGCGACGGACGCGGCGGCTGGCGTGAACAAGGTCAACAACGAGTTCAAGCAGCTCAAGGCTTCTGTCGAAACGGCGGAGAAGAGCCGCGCCGACGCCGAGGAGGGGCGCAAGGAGAAAGAGACCGAGCGCGGGCAGAACGAGACGGAGCGCAAGGAGGATGAGGCCAAACGCAAGACCGCCGAGCAGAAGCGCGAGCAGGATTCGACCAAAGCCCTCGCCGACGCGCAGGCGGCTCTCAAGGACGCCAAGACGGCAGCCCTGAACTACCAGTCGATTATCGACTCGGCGGCTGCCGTGACGGCGCTGGGACTCAAGAAGGTAAACGGCAAGATTTGCCAGATGCGAAAGGTAGGTGCCTAAATGGCCGATACGCAGGCAACCGAGCAGGCAACCGAGGGGTTCGAGTACGCGGACCCGCTGGCATCGGACAAGGCGGTGTGGGCGCTTGTCGGCGCGGTAAAGAATCTGGGCGACCAGAAGTCGCTCGAGCGCGACGCCTCGACAGGCCGCTACTCCAACGAGAGCGTCGCCGCGATGGTGGACAAGCACAAGACGGGGCTGGTGTACACGTTCCTCATCCCGGCGGGCAGCCCCACCGACATTCAGCCGATGAGCGCCGCCGCGAAGCGCGTGGCCTCCACCGAGTTCGTGCCCGCGACGGCGACGAGCGCGGCTGTCGACCCGTTCGACACCGAGGGCGGCCCGTGGTTCCACGTGTCCGCCAACGCCGGTGCCGACGCTGATGGCGTGCCGTGGGTCGAGGCTATCGACGGCGTCGACTACGGTTTCTCGCGCGTGGACAACGGACACGGCAACAACGTCTACGAGATCGCGCCGGTCGTTTGGCAGGCGGTCGAGGTGCTGACGAACGGCAACCTGCTCGTCTCGTGGTCCGACAAGCGCTTCAGCGGCTCGCAGCCGAACCCCAAGGCGTTGCTGCCGGACGGCACGCTGCGACCGTACATGCTGACGCCGACATACCCCATGAGCATCGACGCCGACGGGCGCCCGCGCTCCGTCTCGAGCGCGAAGGTCGCCAACCGCACGACGTCGCACGACTCGCTCGTCGACCTTTGCAAGACCGCGACCACGGGCTACTCGGGCATGAGCGTCTACGACCAGTGGTATATCAACTTCCACCAGTTGACCAAGACGCTGTGCAAGTCCTCCCAGGTGGACTTCCCGGGCTGCACGGACTTCAACATCCAGGTCCACCCCGCGCTCGCCGAGACGGGCGTCACGCGCGTGGTCGTCACCGCCGAGCAGGCGGCGAAGATTCCCGTGGGCGCGTCGATGATGTACGGCACCGATACGGGCACCACGTGCCCAGACCGAGGCGCCGCGGCGGCATACGACGTGTTCGACGGCGCGGTCGTCGGCGGCAAGGAGACGCTCGCAGACGGCAACGTGGCGCTTCTCATGGACGTCGCCAAGGCGTTCGACACGACCGTGAACACATGGTTCCAGAGCGCGCCGTGGTGCACGGGCAACACCGATGCCCTCGTTGGCGACGGCCAGGTGGCGAAGGACGGCAAGCACCCGTTCAAGGTCGGCGGCGTCGAGACGGGGCTGGGCCCGTGGGAGTTCATGGGCGATACGCTCTTCGTCTCCGACGGCACGGGCTTCGGCATCGCGGTCAACCCCGACACACGCAATGAGAAGAAGAACGCCGTGGCGGACGGGGTGACCCCGACGGAGGCGTGCATGCCGACGGCGGACGGCTACATGCTCGACATCCAGTTCGTCAACGGCCTCATCTTGGGCAAGGGGCTCGGCGGCTCGGCGACGACCGGTGTCGGCGACTACTTCTACTTCGACACCTCCGGAGGTAAGGTCAAGGGTACAATCCGTCTGGTTCGGTTCCTCGGCCTCCTGAGGAACGGCTCGAATGCCGGTCTTCGTTGCGCGCCCTCGTGGTACGGGTCCGGTTGGGCCGCTTGGAGCTTCGTCTCCCGGCTTTCTGCTACGGGCCGTAGCCGGGGGTGAATCAGGGCGTAGCCCTGAGAGGGGGCTGGCCCCCTCCTAACCCCAAACAGGGATTCACGGTGAGGGCGGCGCTGGTTTCTGGTTCAGTTCCTCGGCAACCTGAGGAACGGCTCGAATGCCGGTCTTCGTTGCGCGAACTCGAGGAACAGGTCCGGTAGGGCCACTTGGAACTTCGTCTCCCGGCAATCTGTCTATAAATCTCTACTCGCACCGTGTCTACCGCGCCCGCCGCTTTCTGGCGGGACGCGGCTCTGCCTGACTCCTTTGAGTGAAATTTGTCCGCAAGGCTCACGGGCTGGTAGCCGCAAGGCGAACGCTCGTATGACAGACAGAAAGAGCTTTGATCTATGAAAACCTACTGCAAGGGCCTCGAGTTCACGCGCAGAAGCGTCGTCGAGGCCCTGCACCGATGGAAGAAAAGCGATTCCGGCAAGGAGAACGGCTGGCGCGTCGCCGACGAATACGGCACCGAGACGGCGTTCGTCGACCGCATCTGGCTAGAGCTCTCGACCGAGACGCTGACGTTCGAGCCCATCCGAACCCATCTGAAACACGACCCGAACAGCGGCAAGCTGCGCGAGATAAGCGTCGAGAGCATCAAGCGGCAGGTGTGCAACTACCTGTGTGTTGGGGCGCTCGAGCCGCTCCTTGCCGCCAAGGTCGGCTTCTGGCAGGTGTCGAGTGGCGTCAAGGGGAAGGGAGCGGCGCTGGGGATGCGCAAACTCAGGCGCGAGGTTCACCGCTTCGCCTATCACGTACACGTCGACATCCGCAACTGCTACGGCTCGATGCAGACGGCGATAGTGGAGGGTCTGGTGGCGCGATACGTCAAGAACAGCCAGGTCCTCTACCTGCTCCATTCGCTGCTGTCGACGATGAACGGCGTCCTTATCCTCGGCAGCTATCTGTCGCTTCGGTTGGCGGCGTTCGTGATCTTGTTCGCGTACCACGCGGTCGAGGAGGCGGCGAAGGAGCGGCGCGGCAAGCGCGTGAGGCTCGCGGGATGCCAGGTGTGGTACGCCGACGACGGCTATTTTCTCGGCAACTCAAAGCGCTCGCTCAGGAAGGCCGCGGCCATCGCCGCGCGCGTTTTGGGGCGGCTAGGATTGTCGCTGAAACCGTTGAAGGTGAGGCGCAACGGCGCCGAGCCCATCGACTTTGCGGGCTATCGCATCTGGTGCGCTCGCGGGCGCCGGGTCGACTTGCGAAAGAGGCTCTGGAAACGACTGCGACGCGCGTTTGCGCGCTACAGGCGCAGGCGCACCGAGCGCTTGGCGAGGCGCGTGTGCTCTTACTGGGGTTGGTTGAAAACGGCTGTCATGGAGCACCAGATGAACGGTAAGCGGTGCATATTCAACGCGGCGAGGGCCGTGGGTTAGGAGGTAATTTATGGTTGTGAAGTCTGAGCGAACGGGCGAGAGGCCCGAGGCGGTCGAGATCGCGGGGACCGACGTCTGGCTGCGCCGCGGCATCGCCGAGGGCGAGCGCGAGGAGCAGGGCGGCGAGGGCGGTTCCGTCAAGGTGAAGGTGTTCACCTACGAGGAGCTGCACTTCACCGACCCGACTGGCGAGCTGACGGTCGAGGGCGCAAAGGCCGACTTTGACACCGTCTGGGCGGCACACGAGGCAGACGGCATGAGCATGGAGGAGCAGATCGCATCGCTCCAGCAGCAGGTCGCCGACTCGCAGGCGGCCCTTCTCGAGCTCGGCGACATCGTTGGAGGTGAGTAACTTGGCGAAGATCTACTACCGCGCCGTGAAAAGCGGCAAGCGCACGCTCGAGAGCGTTCCCGAGCGCTGGCGCGACGAGGTGCGCCAGATGCTAGAGGCAGACGGCGAGTAGGGAAGGGCCCCGGCTTCGGTCGGGGCCCTTTTCCGTTATGCGCGGGTGACCATGCGTGCCGACGATTGGAGGCGGCGCATGGCGAAAGATAGCGCTCACGAGTTCTCAGACGCCGAGATTCGGGCGTTCGAGCGCGAGGTGGCGGGAGTGTACGGCGAGGCGGGCAAGACGGCCTACGCCAACCTCAAGCGCTATCTGGCGCAGTTCGAGGCCGACGACGAGAAGATGCGCGAGCGGCTCGAGGCCGGCGAGATCGCCAAGGCGCAATACAGGTCTTGGCGAAGCGGGAAGATAGCGGCTGGCAGGCGCTACCGAATCGTGCTCAAGCAGTGCGCCGAGGCCATGACGCACGCGAACGTCGTCGCAGCCGCCGCCATCGAGGGCAGGCTGCCCGAGGTCTACGCCGAGAACTACAACTACGGCACGTGGCAGGTCGAGAGCGCCGTTGGCGTTGACACGGCCTACGCGCTGCAGGATGCCTCGACCGTTCAGAGGCTGCTCACCGACCACGACAGCTACCTGCCAAAGCCGTCCGTCAACGTCGCCAAGGACGTGGCGTGGAACCGCCGGCTCATCGCAAACCAGATCACGCAGGGCGTGCTGCTCGGCGAGTCGATACCGAAGATAGCCAAGCGCATGCAGGACGTGACGGGGGCGAACCGCGCGGCGGCGGTGCGTCTGGCGCGCACCTCGACGACTGCGGCGGAGAACGCCGGGCGTGTCGACAGCTACAAGAGGGCCAAGGGGCTCGGTATCAAGGTGCAGCAGGAATGGGTTGCGACGCTCGACCTGCGCACGCGCTCGAGCCACAGGGAGATTGACCGCGAGAAGGTCGAGGTCGGCGAGAAGTTCAGCAACGGGTGCCGCTACCCGGGCGACCCCGAGGCGCCGTATGCCGAGACCGCGAACTGCCGGTGCACGCTGGTGGCGTGCTGCGACGGACTCGACGTGCTCGACGGCGAGCGGTTCAGCCGCCTGCCCGAGGGCATGACCTACGAGGAATGGAAGGCTGGCAAGCCCGCCGTCAACGGCACCAAGCCCGCGAACCGCACCATCTCCGAGTTCATGGAAATGCCTGGAACCAAGCGCAAGCTGGATACGGCGGGCGTGTCCAAGACCGAGGCGCGAAAGCGGCTCTCGCGCCAGCTCGAGGACTACGGCATACCGTCGAGCGGGTTCAGGAAGATGTCGGCGGGCGACCAGCAGAAGGTGCTCGACACGGTGCTTGCGCCCGGTTCGACGCCCATTGTCAACGGCCGGCGTGTTTTCAAGGAGATCAAGGGCGAGCATTCCGCAGGCTCCGACCTTGCCAAGGTCAACCCGAACTTTAAGACAAAGAAGGACAAAGACGGCAGGTACTCGTACAACTGCCAAAGGTGCGTTCCGGCGTATGAGGCGAGACGGCGTGGGCTCGACGTCGTTGCGAAGCCGGTTAAGATGAACAAGTGGGGGAAAATATCGGCATATGACCCCTTCGCTCGCGCCGAGTCGTACAAAAAGGTGTTTCCGGGGGCCACTTGGAAACGTGGTGGCGATAAGCCGGAGAAAGAAATAACGTCATTCCTCCTTGCGGTAAACGGGGACGCGAGGGCCGAGGTCTCCGTTTCCTGGGACCACGCGCTTTGCGGCAAGAGCGGACGACACGTTTTCGTTGCGGAAAAGACGGGAAACGCTATCAAGTTCATAGACCCACAGAGCGGTGATGAGGACGTGAGCTGGTATTTTGGTATAATCAAGGCCGAGGAGACGGAGTTCGCGCGAGTTGACGATGCCGAGTTTGGCGACCTTATCGACGAGTGCCTGACGACAAGAGGTTGATATGCTCACATTGGAAGAGGCCATAAAGCCGATTCTGGAAGAGGAGGCCGTAGACGGATACGGCCCAGTGTGCGCATACGAGGGCAAATATCATTGGTTCGTCGGTTTCGGCTTCGATGGAAAGATGACCCCGGGCGATACTCCTTATGCCATCGACAAGGAAACGGGCAGGATTGACTTCTTTCCGATTCCATTTTTCCTCAGAGGCGAGAGTCCATCGGCTATCGAGCTTGAGATGGACAAGGCCCACGAGGTAAAAGTCCAATAGATCACAGCAGGCCCAGCCACGGCGGGGCTTTTTCATGCCGCGTGACCGTGCCGCGACACTGCCCGCAGAGAGATTGGGGCAGGCATGAAAGAGCTATTCACTTGTGCGAACTGCGGCGACTGCGCCGTAAAGCTGGGTTTCGGCTTCACGTTCCCGGATACCTACATCTGCACGCAGCGCGGCGACGAGGTCGAGCCCGACGACGGCTGCACACTCGGGTGCGAGGGCGTGCCGGTGCAGGCCATTGAGGCCATCGAGGCGGACGTCAACGGCCGCGTGGGCTACGGGTGCGAGGTGCTCGACTGATGGCTTACGGGCTCGTCGGCGGCGTCGGCGACCACGGCCGGCACGGCACCCTCATCACCGAGGAGATCGTAAACGCCGCGAAGCTGGATACAGCCGAGTGCATCGAGATACGGCAGAACAACATCGAGCAGGTCGAGAAGGCCCTCTTGCGCGCCTACAAGACGGGCCTAGAGGAGATAGGCCTCGTCGCGGAGGGCTACGCCAAGGCGACGTGTCCGGTCGATACGGGCAGGTTGCGCAACTCCGTCACGCACCTACTCAAAGGCTACGACTGCTTCATCGGGACCAACGTCGAGTACGCGCCGTACGTCGAGGAGGGGACTTCCCGCATGAAGGGCAAGCACTTCCTGCGCAAGGCGGCAACGGGTCACGGCGACACGTACCGGGCGATTCTCGAGAAGCACCTGAGGGGTGGCGCGTAGGGCCGCGTTACTCCGCTTGGATACTCACCCTTGCCGCGAGGTATTGCGGCGCGGGCCCTGCCGAGGCAACAGGCTGGGACCCGCCCATTCCGAAGCAAGGGAGATTCTGTTGGCACTCACGCGAAAGATGCTCGAGGCAATGGGCATCGAGGACGAGAAGATCGACCAGATCATCGAGGAGCACGCCGAGAGCGTGGACGCGCTCAAGGCGCAGCGCGACGAGCTCAAGGAGGCCGCGGGCAAGGCGGACGGCTACAAGAAGGAGCTGGACGCGCTCAAGGCCAAGGGCGAGGGCGCGGGCGAGTACGAGGAAAAGTACAAGGCCGCCGTCAAGAACCTAGAGGACTACAAGGCCAAGGTCGAGGGCGAGAAAGCCGCAGCCGAGAAGCGCAGCCTGTACCGAAAGCTGCTCAAGTCGGCGGGCGTCGACCCCAAGCGCATCGAGACCGTTCTCAAGGTCTCCGACCTCGAGAACGTGACCGTCAAGGACGGCGCTATCGAGGGTGCGGACAAGCTCACCGAGGGCATCAAGGCCGACTGGGCCGACTTCATCGCAACCACAACCGTCAAGGGCGCCGACGTGGCCCACGCCCCCAAGGGCGAGGGCGGCAAGGACATCAACGAAATGAGCACCGCCGAGTACATGAAGTACAAGGCGGAGCAGAGAGGCTAAGGGGTTTCTATGTCGAACACCATCCTTACACCCAACATCATCGCCAACGAGGCGCTGGACGTTCTGCGCACCAACGCCGTCATGGCCAACCTCGTCCACCGCGACTACTCCTCCGAGTTCGTCGCCGGCGTGGGCGACACCATCACCGTCCGCAAGCCCGCCACCTTCGAGGCCAAGGAGTTTACTACCGAGGTCGAGGTGCAGGACGCCACGGAGGGCAAGGTTCCCGTCAAGATGGACAAGCTGCTCGACGTGACGTTCGCCGTCACGTCCAAGGAGCTGACGATGGGCATCGTCGACTTCTCCGCGCAGTTCCTCGTCCCGGCCATGCAGGCCTTCGCCGACAAGATCGACGGCTACCTGCTCGCGCTCGAGAAGGACGTCACGAACCGCGTCGACCACACCAAGGGCGCCATCGCCGTGGCGGACATCATCGCCGCCCGCAAGTTCCTCGTGGACGCCAAGGCGCCCTCCACGGAGCGCCGCTTCGTCTACGGCTCCCAGGCCGAGGCCGACCTGCTCAACACCGAGGCGTTTACCAATGCCTCCGCCGTCGGCGACAACGGCACCGCCCTCAAGGAGGCATCGCTTGGCCGCAAGTACGGCCTCGACTTCTACTGCGACCAGAACGTTCAGAAGACGACCGCCGAGACGGCGAACTACACGCCGTCCATCGCGTTCCACAAGAACGCCTTCGCGCTCGTGACCCGCCAGCTCGAGATGCCGCTCGGCGCGCCCAAGGCCTTCTCCACCTCCTACGACGGCTTCGGCCTGCGCGTAGTCCAGGGCTACGACCAGAAGACCAAGACCGACACCGTCTCCATCGACATGCTCTGCGGCGTCAAGACCCTCAGCCCCGAGCTTGCTGCCGTCATCACCGATAAGCGATAGGCGCAGAGATGCTCGAGCAGGTGCTTCTGTCGCTGCGCAACTGGTTTGTCGCCGACAAGCGCACGGGGCGCGTCCGTATCGAGGACGGCCGCCTCGTGCCGCCCGCGCCCCTCGGCCTCAAGGAGGGCCAGTACGTCCGCATCACGGGCTCGACCTTCAACGACGGGCTGCACGCGTGGCCCTACAACGGGCTCACGGACGAGGAGTTCGTCGGCACCGTCTGGGCGCTCGCCATCCCGCAGGCCGTGGTCGACCTCGCTGACGAGATCGCAGCGTGGCAGGCCGAGCACGCCAAGGAGCTGGACAGCCCCTACGCGAGCGAGAGCTTTGGCGGCTACAGCTACACGCGCGTCGGCGGCGACGGCTCGCCAATCACGTGGCGACAGCAGTTCAAGGCGCGTCTCGACCCTTGGAGAAAGCTGTGAGCCGCCTGTACGAGCGCATGGCGGTGGCGTGCGCGAGGCTCGTCGCAAAGACCGAGCCTGACGGCGAGGGCGGCTTCAAGACCGTC